ATAGTAAATATACATTTTGAAGTAAATTATAGAAAAACGTATTACTTCAAAATGTTTTATTATAGTAAATATACATTTTGAAGTAAATTATAGAAAAACGTATTACTTCAAAATGTTTTATTATAGTAAATATACATTTTGAAGTAATTCAAAAATAATTAAATTAATTAAATTAAAAATATATAGAAAAGTAATATAAACAAAAAATAATATATAATATTATAATATATAGAAATGTATAAAATATACGAAATTAAAGATTATACCCCAAAAAATACTAAACGCGACATTTTAGTTGCAAAAGAAGATACTATTGATAATATTGCATCTGAATTATTAAATAATAAAGGTTATCATTTACAGATGATAGCAAAAGAAAAAACTATTTTTTATTTAGATTTAGATAACATTAAATTTTATAATGATGAAAAGATTGATATTGATGTAATAGAAATGTTAATAGAAAGTCTTCAAGATTTTTTTTCAATAGTAATAGAACTAGATAGGACGGATATAAAATTTACATTATCAGAAAAACCAAATAATATTTTAAGTTATCATATTACAATCCCTAAAATTAATGCAACTTTAGAAGATATTCAACAATTAGTTATAAGATATATATCAACTATTCCATCTATTAGTGAATATATTGATGCAGGTGTTTATAATGATACCCGATTATATAGATTACCAAACCAAACAAATAAAGATAAACCAACTATACACAAAATAATAAATGGAAATCTAAATGATTTTATTCATCAGTATATTCCTGATGATTCTAAATCATTAAAAAATACTGGTTCTATATTAAGTATTAATAAAACTGGAAAAATTACAAAAAAAAGAGAACAAAAAATAATTTATAAAGATACAACTTTTGCAACTGATGATGACTTTAGAAATATGTTAGATATGCTAGATGAGTCTTTTGTTAATGACTATTCTAAATGGATAATTATAACTAATATATTAAAAGGATACGATAAAAAGGATATATGGGACGAGTGGTCATCGTCATCTAGTAATTACAAACGAAATAAAAATTATAGCATTTGGAGAAGTACAAAAAAGATTATATTTGATATCAACTATTTAAAAAATATTACAGGATACCAACTATATAAAAAGTATGAACCATTATTGAACCATACACCAGATAAAACATTTAATAATAAATATTTGTTTGAAGATAAAAAATTTTTTGAAGAACAACTTACAACCCAATTTATTTATAATGATTTGAAAGATAATGATATTATTCTGCTGCAATCTTGTACCGGAACAGGTAAAACAACAGCAACAGCAACTCATATAGCCAAATATATGACTAGTAATCCAGATATTAAATTAATAACAATTATATCAAGAAAAACACTCGGGCACCAATTAATTAAAAGTTTTTCCGAAAATAATATTAATATCGTCAGTTATGAAAAAGAACAATTTAATAATAATATCAACTTTTCAATCTGTATTAATAGTTTATTAAAATTATCATCATTAACCAACGAGGAAATAAATAATTATATTATATATATTGATGAAATAAATAGCTTTGTAGAACACATTACAAATAATAATAATTACCCAGATTTAAAAAAGATTATTAATTTATTGATTAGACTTATTAAAAATTGTAAAAAATTAATTGGTTCTGATGCCTTAATATCTGATAATGTTTTTAATTTAATTGATGTTAAAGAAGGTTCTAGAATATTTATTAAAAATGAGTTTTGTAAATATGAAGGCGTAAAAGCTCACAAATTATTAGATGAAAATGATTTTTGTAAACGATTAGAAAAGAATATTAGAAATAATGAATATTTTTTATTTGGTTGCGATAGTTGCGAAACTGTAAGTGGTTATTATCAGGCACTAATTAGTAAATTTGATGATAAAAAGGATGACTTTATTATTATTACATCTAAAAATACATTTGAAATAACTAACGCATCAGTACAATTTAAAAATAAATTTGTTTTTTATAGTCCATCTATCACAACAGCGGTTGATTTTAGTATTGATACTCCCCAGGATGTATTTATATATATTAAAGGAAACACTATTAATCCGGCATCAATATATCAACAAACAACCAGAACGCGAAATATTAAAGATGTATATTATTATTCTGAAGCAGTACAACACGATGAAACATACCACACAATAGACGATTTAAAAGATATATATGAATCAGTTATATTATCTAGTTCTTTATTTGAAAAAGAAACTAAAAAAGAGAAATATATTCAAGAATTACAAGAGCAAGGGAAATTATTATTTGGTAAAGATAATACATTTTCCGATATGGTTGTATATCTTGATGAAAATGATATATTAAAAATTTCTAAAAATACATTTTTCAAAATGTTTATTTATAATGAATATACTAATGATATATATAAAACTAATACTACATACCATTTTGAACTAATATTGGAAAAGAATAAATTTATATTAGACAAGAAAGGATCCAAAAATAAATTAGATATGGAACAAAAATTAACACATATAAATTTAAAAGAAGAATATAATGAAAGTATTTTTAATAATTGGGTAAATGGTGATACAAATAATATCATATTAAAAGAAAGACAACAACTATTAAATCTTCCAGACGACAAAGAGATATTAATTAAATACAAAAATTTATTAATGAACCCGTTTGACTTACAAGACCATTTAAATATTAATAGAATTTTCAAAAGTGATTATTATATCCAAAACAAATTTATTAATATATTAGACAAAAATTATAACTGTAAAATATTTAATAATGTATATACAAAAATTAAAATAATGAGAGCGTACAAAAACAAATATAATATTACTGATTTAAATTTAACTAGTGAGAATATCGATATACAGTTTGACGCGTCAGAATGGAAACAAATAAAATTATTATTTAGGTTCAAAGAAGCACCAAAGAACAAATTAGAATTATATCAGACATATATTCAGATGATTAAAAATATATCTACAAATAAAATAATTACTAGGAAGCAACAAATGCTGAACGGTCAGAGAACATATATATATAATTATGATACTGAATATATTAATGAGCATTTTAATTTAAGTAAGTATTATAATAAAAATTTAAATGGTTATAGTGATGAATTATATAAACTTTTAAATATATCTAAACCAACTGTAGAATATTTTGATGAATAAATTATTATATTTTTTATATTCCTCCAAAATGTATTATTACTATAATAAAACATTTTGAAGTAAATTAATTATTAATAAATATCTAGATTTAGATTATACTAATGAAAAATCATTTTTTCTTTCCTTATACAGGAAACAAGCGAGAAGAAGTAGAGATAATAACGAAACAATTAGAATCAAAACTAGATAATATTGAAACAATTGTCGAGCCTTTTTGCGGTTCTGCTGCGTTTAGCTATTATATATCAACTAAATATCCAAATAAATATAAATATATTCTTAATGATAATGATAATAATTTAATAGAATTATTAAAAACAGTAAAAGATACTACTAAATTTAATAAATTAGTTGATGAACTATCAAAAGCACTCGAAAATATAGATAAAGAAAAATATTTAATTATTGTTAAACAAAAAACATTTTTATCTTATGTATTATCTCACTTTGTGTATGCTCTGCGGCCTGGGTTATTTCCAACAAAAGACAGGAAAATAAAATCAATTGATAATTTTACAAAAGCACCAATAGTTAATTTTTTAAGAAACGAAGATATAACTATATCAAATATAGATGCGGGTGAAATATTTAAAATGTACAATAATCAAAAAACAACATTAATATTTTTAGACCCTCCATATATTGAGGTAGAAAACGGAAATTATAAAAATCCTGTATTTAATATATATGAACATTTATATTATAATCCTATTAAAAATGAAGAAGCATTTATAGTATTAGTTTTAGAATTAACCTGGATTATTAAGATGCTTTTTAAAGATGAAGTAAAATATACATATGAAAAAATATATAGAAATACACATAAGAAAACAACTCACGCAATAATTAGTAATAAAAATTTACTTCAAAATGTATAAATTAAGTATATTCAATTTTTACTAATTACTTCAAAATGTTTTATTATAGTAAATATACATTTTGAAGTAAAAATTATTTCTAATGTAATATAATAATGGATAATATAGAAGACATTACAGATGAACAATTAAAAGAATTAATGACAAAATACAAAGAAAAGCAGACCAGATATGAACAAATTTATAACGAAGCAGCAGAAAGAAATGAAAAGATAATAAATCATATTTATAATGAGCAGGTGAAAAGATTAATAAAAAATAATCTTGATGAATTTAAAAAATATAATAAATAATTTTTGTAAATATTATATATATGTCTAATCTTATTTTACACGCTATAATATTAAAGAAACCAATAATAAAAACTAAAGAAGATGCTTATAATTATGGACAAACACATTTTAAAGAAAATTTAAAAAATAAAAAATATATTAGAGAAACTAAAACATCATTTAGAGTAAGAGTGCACCCGAAACAAATATTTGATTCAACATCATTTGTATCTAAAAAAATAAATCATTTTTTGACTTTAGTGTTTGGAAGACCAAAAAAAGAATTAATCTAAAAATATATAATAATTATTTGAAATAATATTTATAATTATTATATATATATATGTCTCCTAGTAAAAAATTATGGCACACAATCCAAATAAAAGTACCCGCAGAAATGGTAGAACTAACTAAAGCAGGTAAAGTATCAGTAAAAAAAACATTAACAAAAACATTAAATATATCTAAATCTCAAAAGAAACCAGCAATAAAATTAATTCCTTCTGATGGCAATAAAGTAGAAATTATTAATGATGGTAAAGAATGGGATATTGAAGAGCTAAAAAAAAGAATGTTAAAAGCAAAACAGCTCGAGAAAAAGAATGCAAAAAGAAATATTTTTGAACCAAAAGAAAAAAGAATGATTAATTTAAATAAATTTGAGGGAAATATTATTAAACGGGCGCGAGAATTAGGAGCAATAAAGAAATCAAAAGAACTAATTAAACAACCAGACCCGGAACCAGATATAATTAATATACCAGAGGAACCAAAGATAAAAGAACCAGAAAAAATTATAAATAAATTAGAGGATAAAATAAAAGAATTTGAAGAAACCGGGAGAGAATATGGTGCAGTTATATATGATTCTAGTGAGATAATACAGTCTACCGCATATATTGCGTTAATAATGGAATATGAGTCTAAATGCGCTATACTGAATGAAAATATTAAACCTACTGAAATAAATTCAAGAGAGAAATCGCCAATGAATTTTAATTTATATAAACAAGCTGAACAAATAAGTAATGATTTATTAGATTGTATAAAAAGAGGCGAAAAATTAATAGCTATTCCTTTAGGCCTTAGATTTGGTACAAGCCGCATCGGACACGCAAACTTATTAATATATAGACCTTATAATAAAACAATTGAACGATTTGAACCTCACGGGAAAACATTTTTAGGAGGTGGAACAGATGATAATGTATTTAATAGGGTTTTAAAAAGAATGTTTGAAAAAGAAATGAAACCATATTTAAAAGAATATACTCCAAAATATATTGAACCATCTGAAATCTGCCCGAATCCTAAAGGATTTCAGTCATTAGAAGGACAAATAAAAAAATTAAGTCAAGAGGGCGGCGGGTTCTGTGGTATGTGGACATTATTTGTACTAGAGCTAATGTTTATAAATCCAGAAAAAACAACATTAGATATTATAAATGAGGCATTTATTATTACGAAAGCGGATCCGCAATATTTATCTAATGTAATTCGTGGATATGTACTAAAAATAGAAAAATTATTAGATAATTATATTAAAAAAATAAATAGTAATGATGGATTTAAATTTAGTAAAGGTAAAGATTTATATAGTAAAAAGAATTTATTACAAGAACAACTACTTAATTTATTATTGAGTTATAGTAGCGATAATACTAATATTAGTAAATTAAAGGATATAACTAAGAAAACAAAAGAGAAAGAAAATAAATATACTGAATTTATTAAATTATTATCAACAAAACAACAGTCTAGTATAAATCAGGCAATGAAGGCAATAACAAATAAAGCATTTGGAGTACGAACAGTTAATAAAATGAAAGTAATAGATATAACAAATTGGATAATTAATAATTTATTATCAATAAGACCAGAATTAGAAGAGAAATTTTTTGACTATTTTGGAGAGAAAACGGGCGGAGCAATCAGTACAAGTGATTTAAAAAAATTTGTTGATGCGGGATATAAAAAAAAGAAAGATGTAAAAAATATTGATGGATATGTATTGGATAATGAATTATCAACAAGACGCGATAAAGTATATTATGACCCTAAAACGAACAAAGCAGTGCATACGATAGCTGGCACAGATAATTTAATGGATTGGACAAATAACTTATTAATTCCATTAGGATTACACTCTAAAACAAATAGATATAAAAATGCAGAAGAGATACAGAAAAAAGCAAATAAAAAATATGGTAAACAAAATGTATCAGTTGTATCTCATTCACAATCGGGCAATATTGCTGATAATCTAGCTAAACGGGATTTAGTAGGAGATGATAATGTGACCCTGAATCCCGCAATAATTGGAAAAACTAAAGCCAAAGTAGTTAAATCATATTTTGACCCGGTAAGCTTTTTTACAAAAACTAAAAAAGATGATGTAGTATTAAAGCCAAAATCAATAAATATCATTAAAGAGCACGGAACGAATATTTTAGAAGGTAAAGGACGAAAAAATAAAAAAAAAATCTAATCTAATATTAATATGATTCCTACTAATATCCAATCCATTTTCTTTTTTAAAGATAAATATAATTTAGATAGTTGTATAGACTATTTAATTAAAAACAATTTAGATAATTATAAAAGAGTCAATGAAGATAGATTTTATTATAGGTATACTTATCAGTCGAGAATTAAACTTCAAAATAAAAATTATATGAAACAAGTTCAATATATAGATAATGGTAATATTAAAATTGAATATTATATAAAACCGCAAATTATATATGATTTTGTTATAAATTTAAATTAATATTATAAATTTTCGTTTAAAGAGATAATCTATATAATTATTAAATGAATAAATATAATAATGGTAAAATATATAAATTAGTCTGTAATAATACGGGTTTAATATATTACGGCTCAACAATTCAAACATTACCTAAAAGAATATATGAGCACAAACGATGTAAAGATTGTACATCGCGAGAAATTATTAAAAATGAAAATTTTGAAATAATATTAGTAGAATTATATAAATGTAATAGTAAAATAGAACTTGAGCAAAGAGAAAGATATTATATTGAAAATAATGAATGTATTAATAAAAAAATACCTACAAGAACTAAGAAAGAATATTACGAAAAGAATAAAGAAATATTTAAAGAACGACACAATGAATACAGAAAAGAATATAGATTAAATAATAAAGAAAAAGCCAATGAATACGCTAAAAAATATTATCTATTAAATATAGAAAAATGTAAAGAATATTATAAAGAATATAATAAAAAAATAAGAAATTAAAATATAAATAAATATATATATATATATGACATCAATCCGCGGTTACGATGATTTATCTAATCCTAATATTAATGATATAGCATTAATGAACTATAATAAAGGAATTGCGAATAGATTACGATTACAAGAACAGAAAATGCAACAAAACTTACCATTTAAAGAGCCAAAAATGCTCGGGGGCGTTAGATATTCAAATACTGTATTGCCTGGTACTAGTGCAGATGGACCGGCAACCCTTGCTGTAGGTGGAAGAGCTTATAGAGTATTTACCGGAAAAGAGTCTGCGATGCAAGGGGGAAAATTTAGTTTTTCAAAACTTGCAAAAGATACTGGTAATATTAGTAAAAAAATATTAAAAGTAGGGGTTCCAGCTTTATCTGGTGCAATTGGAACTATTGAAGGAGGACCAGTAACAGGACTTGCAGCCGCAAAAGCATCTAGTGCATTGACTGATTATGTACTAGGAAGCGGAAGAAAACCAAGAGGAAGAAAACCAAAAGGCGGCAAAGTTAGTATGAAAGATGTTGTTGATTGGGGTAAATTTGGAGTAGAAACAATAGGAGATGCTGTAGGACTTGCGAAAAAAGTACGCGGAGGCAGTAGACTAGAAGATGCTAAAAAATATAAAAATATGGCCGTATCGGCCGCTAATGAAGCATTTGGACTATATGACAAAGTTAAACGAGCAACAGGCGGAATGGTTTATAGTCAAGAATTAAAAGATGCACTGGGCGGTTGCGGAGATTGTAGCGGAGGAAAAATGAAACCAAAGAAAACAACCGGAGCAAAGCCAGCACGATTTGAAAAGGGCAGTCAAGCTGCAAAAGACCATATGGCCAAAATTAGAGCAATGAAAAAGAAATAAAATAATATAATAAATATTTTTACAAATAAAATATTTATTATATGTATATAAAATGGATTATTCACAGGAAGATATTATTAATATTAACAATCAATTATTTAGACGAGCAAGAAATAATATGAGTAAAAATACTGAACCAATAAAAGATTTAGATAGTGATGTAAAAGATATTGAAAAAAAAAGCCTTGGTATATATGGTAGCGAATTAATAAATAATTTAAATCAAATTAATTATACTTTTAGACAATTAGAAGATTATATATTTGTTCCATCAAAAATAAATATTAAAAATGTCAATAAGGTTATAGAAGAAGGAGTTAAAGCAAAAGTTGAAGATATTAAAGAACCAACTGAACCAATAGAGCCAATAGAGCCAGTAGAAGCAGAAGTAGAAGATGAATTACCAGAACTAGTAGAATTAGAAAGATTTTCTAGAATAGATAGAGATTTAGATTATACACAAGATGAAATTAAAAAAAATTTTGAAAATACACAAAAAGAAGTTAAAAAATTGACAGATAAGATTAGAAAAGCCGAAACAGAGGGAGGACAGGAAAATTTTATTGAAGCTGCAAAAGATTATAAAGCTGCATTAGAAGACGATATACTATATTTAATTAGTCTAAAAATTGAAGAAAGAAAAAAGAAACCAAAACCACCACCGCCACCGCAACCACCGGAAGAAATTTTAGAACCAACAGAACAATTAATAAAAGATGGCGAGACGGATATAGATATTTTAAAAGAATCATTAAAATCAGAAAATTTTCAAGATGAAGATGTTGATATATTACGAAATGTAAAAGATGTTATTAAATTTTTAAAAAGATATAAAAATCAAACAGAAGGAGCAGGAAGAAGAATATACACAGGAGGGGTAGGAGTAAAAGGAATGAAAAGAAAAAATAAGAAAGTAAAAGAGCCATTAGTAGTACAAGAGAACCCCGAAGAATTTGAATATATCGAAGAAGAAGCGCCGGCAGATGAAGCAAAAGCAAATTTAATTAGTGCAAAAAAATTAGATAAAAGTTTAGTAGAAACAGTAAATGTAGGCCAAAAATCACCAGTTCCAGCATATATGACTAAAATATATGAATTAATGACGAATTTAATACAATTTATAGGACGAACAACTGTGTTATATATTACAAGAATTAAGAAAAATTTAAATTATCTAGATGAAGAACAAGTTAGACTAATATATAATGCTATTAGTTTATTTAAATCAAATTTAAAGATTTTGAAAGATTTTAAAAATAAAGGAGGGGCTATCATCAAAGATACATTATACACACAAGTAGAAAAGGAAACATTAGGACTATACAATGAAATATATAATAGTATTCGTAATTACAATAAATTAAAAGATTATACTATTTTTAAAGGTGCTGGAATGGATAGATTAGTAGGAGGTTATTTCATACAATCAGATAATCCATTTATTAGAGATACACCAACTAAACGATTTTTATAAATTACTCCAAAATGTTTTCTATATTTCTATAATTTACTTCAAAATGTATATTTACTATAATAAAA